GCGGCGTCACCTCCAGCTTCTTGAGTTGCCGCAATGCTACTCATTAACGATTTGTTTTCGCCTGCCATCTTAGCCATTGCTTCAGCCGTGGCTCCTGTAGCTGTGTTAGCAATCTGGCCATATTCTCTACTGGCCATGCGAGTATTAACTGCTGTTTTTGCATCTTCTAATGCTTGTGCGGCCGCTGTTTTTTGTTCTACTGTTTTTGCTTCTTGTTGTTGTTTAATTGCTCGTTGAAGTTGTTCACCTGCAGGTCCCAGCGCAGTCATTGCTGCCATGCCTTCTTTGGTTCTTATGCCGCCTGAAACAATTTCACTGGCCAGTGCTTGAGTTGTTGGACCCAATGCCGCAAGCGATGCTTGAGTTTTGGTAAAGTTTTGACGTTGTTGTTCGTCCATGGCCAGCATGGCCAGCATGACTTTTGGTTTTTCTTGCTCTGCTTTAACACTATTTAAAATAGCATCTCTGCTCATGCCAGTTGTTAATGCAGTTTCAGCAAGTTGAAGTGCTAGATCATTAGCCGATGCTTTTGCTCGAGCTCTTGTTTCGTTATCGTCAAGATTTAATTTTTTACTGTTTTGTACACTAAGAGCTGTGATGTTTGCTAGTTCATTAGACTCAATTCCTAATGCTCTTAATTGTTTACCTGCTTCGCCTTGTTGTATTTCTCCAGATAATTTACTGAATGTTTCAGCACTGCGCTGAGCATTACCAGCTAAACCATTTAATCCACCTTTAAAATTAACAATGGTATCTGTAAATTCTCCAATTTTTTGACCGGACTCTGCAGCCATACGATTAAATTTACCTAGGTCGTTGCCTCCAACACCTATTTTTCCAGCTTCGTCCATCTGGGCTTTGTTTTTAAGTAAGCTGGTACCTGCTTGCTGAATAGCACTACCAAACCCACCAAGACCCGGAATCATTCCGCTCAAGTCACCAATACCCTGTAATACCGAGGCTGCTCCAGACGCTCCAGTGCTGAGTCGTTGAAATCCGTTATATAACGGTAGTGTCATTCCAGCAACATCACCAAATCCAGATTTTAATTTTTCAAATATGCCGCCCATATCCAAAGGAGCCGCAGATGGTTTTGAATTCCCGCCTGCTAGCTTTGCTAAATTAATGTTTAATTGGTCTACCGATTCTTGCGTTAAGTCAGCCATGATAAAAATCCTAGGAAATATGCGTACATAAATACTTACACAGTATATTTATCAGGAGTAAAATATGTCACAAAATCCCTTACAGCAGTATTTTAGACAACCAAAAATTTATGTTAAACTACCTAGTCAGGGCATGTACAGCAAGCCTGGAGCAATTTCTGGAGATATAAACGGATTGCCCGTGTACGGCATGACTGGCATGGATGAAATCATCATGAAAACTCCTGATAGTTTACTAAGCGGAGAAAGCATTGCTCAAGTAATTAAAAGTTGCTGTCCTGGAATACTCAATCCATGGGAACTAACTGTGTTAGATACTGACATGTTGTTTAGTGCCATAAGAATTGCAACTTATGGAAATCTCATGACAGTAACACATACTTGTTTTAAATGCAAAACTGAAAATGAATATGATTTAGATTTAAATCGAGTTGTTGAATATTTCAGTAGTTGCAAGTATGATAACAACATTGTATTGGAAAATATGATGATCAAGACTCAACCGTTGACTTATAAACAAAGCACCATGTTTAGTCTTAAAAATTTTAGCCTACAACAACGATTGAGTCAAGCAGAAAAGTTAGAAAACAAAGACGAACAACAAAAAATTGTTAATGAGTTGTTTAAAGAGCTAGCTACATTACAAAATGAATTGTATTTTCTCAGTATAGAAAGTGTAGAAGTTGGAAATACTGTGGTTGATCAAAAAGAGTTCATCAAAGAGTGGTTGGAAAATTGTGACAAGTCTGTATTTGATGCTATTAAAAAACAAATTGACAAAAATAGAGACACTTGGACCACACCGCCATTCCCCGTTAAATGCACTGCTTGTGATACTTCAGTAAATTTAAAAGTAGATTTAGATCAATCAAATTTTTTCGTTTAAGCCTAATTGGGCTAGGACCCTCTGAAATCGAAGAAATACTAGCTAGGCTAGATCATCAGGTCAAAAATTTTAAATCGGAACTGTTTCGAATTTCTTGGTATATGCGCGGAGGAGTAACTGTAAACGATCTGTTGAATATCTACAGTCATGATGATAGACAATCTATCTATGAAATTATCAATGAAAATATTGAAACTGTGAAGAACACAGGACTGCCGTTACTTTAATAGTCTTGGTGGTACTACATTAGGATTCACAGGTGCAACATTACTTAGTTTGTTAGGATCTTTGCTCACATACATATCGCCAGTAGATGTGTTCAACCACTTGTTACCATCTTTTCTAATCCACTCACCACCGCCTAATTTTACAGTAGTTGCATCGTCCTGTGGTGCAGTTACAGCTTGTGGATTATTAGCAGGAGCGTTGGTAGGTCCTGTATTGTTTTTATCGTCTGCAGGGTTTATAGGTTTTTGATCTTGTTTACCATCCACTGCACCAGGAGTTTTATCCATTAGCTCACCTACTCCTGGAATTTCAGCTAGCATTGCTTTAAGTTTGTCCAACAAATAAACGCCACCACCGCCAACGTATGCACTGATGTCATCATTGATGCCAAGGAATTTAAACAACGGTCCAATTACTGGCAATTCAGACAAGTGATATACTGCGGCATAGGCCATCCATTCTTTCGCCTGTGGCGTGTTGAAACCCGCAGCCAAGGCCAGTTGACCTGCTTTGGTTAATCCGCCTAGTAATCTAAACGGTGCGCCAAGAAATTTAATTTTTCCAAAGAAATTTAAGATTCCTGCTATTGCACCTGTGCCACCAACAAATACAAACGTGCCGGCAATTTTGGTAATCATCACACTCATCTCAGCTTGACGAACATATCTATAATTACCTTCTGTTAAATCGCCTTTAACCCACTTAGCATACGCTGCCTGTACATTTGAATAGTAAGTCCATACGGCATCGCCAACACTAGCTGTGCATCCAAGAGCAATTAATGCGTTGGTTATAAAGCTAGTTTTTTCTTTAAAGATTGCCCATCCCTCGCCAATCTCTTTAGTGCCAGTCATGGTTTTGTTAAGCAAGCTGTTCTGTTTATCAAAGGCGGCTTTTTCTGCTTTGGTAATTTCGGCAGCTCGTTTTGCCGCTTCTTTTTCAATAACAGCAAGTTCCTTAGCTGTTGCCGTAACACCATTACTACGAAGGATATCAGAAATACTAGGCAATGCTTTTCCATATTTCTGTGCGTAAGCAATTGCATTGCCGGCAAGCTCTACCAGTTCTCTAACAGCAATTTGAGAGAGACCTTCGTTTAAAGATGGTTTGATAATGTCGATTACTTTCATGATAATATTTATCTATGTATCAAAGAAGAACTTGCGTTCTTCTGTTCTTCGCTTTAGCTCGAACTTGTGTTCTCTTTATACTCATAGTCAAGTGCGAAGCACTATTAATATTATCTAGATTGTTCAGTCACACTTAGCCCTTGCGGGCTAAAAATGAACATTATCTGAGTTGAGCAGTTCACTTAGCGTTACAGCATTACAGTGGCGGTTGTCCGGTACCACGAGCTGAGTCTTAATTACAACGGCGGGTCTATTCATATACGCTAACATACTATAGCCGCGGGTTTTTCTCCCTCTTTTAGCCTGCTTAAAATAATTTTTCTTGTAACACAAACGGATTAAAGGCATATTCCATCAGCGTCCTGTAAAGGATAGTGAGTTACAACCCCTCCACCAAGGTAGGGAATTCCATTGACTGCGATCCGAGATCCAGCTCTAAGGGCACAATTTTAGTCGCCTGTGCGGGCTTTTTTGGCGGTCTGTTGCCTGGATTTATTGAGCCTTGCGTATGTGTGAGCCATGTACACGAACACTAATCTGTCCGTTATAATAGTCTTTTGACTCCAACACCTTGCGGGAAAATTGTTCCCTAGCCTCTATGTATGACGTTTCTGCCTTGGATTTACAGTAAAACAGTATCTCTCTGCGAAAGTTTTCTTGACCTAACTGCGTGATATCCTTGAGCAATTCATCCGACGACCCATAATAGGTGCGCCAATCACTGTCAATTTTACCGCGGATTTTCTTTTTTTTCTTTGTGCCATTTTTTAACTTGACCACCCGGTAGGTGGTTTTTGCAAATTTGGCTAGTTTTTTGCCTATGTACATACGCCCGCTAATTGTGTTTGTTATGAGATAAACAAATCCAACACAATCTTCGGGCAATTCTTCTATTAATTGATTTTCGTAGTACCAAGACATACATTAATTAGTATCATCTTGGTCCTTTGCCTGTGCCTTCTGGCGTGCCTTGTTGCGATCTAAATATACACGATATTGTTGCACATGCTCGCGCCTATTCCTTGCAATTATTCTAATCTGCGCTAACCAATAGCGCATATTTTCGCCTGCTCTGCGTGTGCCTTTATTTTGCCAATCTTGATTTGCCTTGAAATATTC